ACACTCTAAATACAAATCCTGACCCCGTTCAAGCTTACAATGAAGATGCATCAGTCGGCAATCAGATAGTTACAACAGGCGGCCCAGAAGTTAATCCAGCACTAATCAACGTCTATACAGGTGCACAGCAGAACATCGAGCAGACATCAGGCATGTTCGCTGCATCAATGGGCAAGAATCCGAATGACCAATCAGGCGAAGCGTTAAAGGTGCTTGAGGCTCGCGGTGATATGAGCAACAGCTCAATCTATAAAGATATGGAGATTGCTATTACACATGCTGTGCGTATTTGCTTAAAAGCTTTTCCAGAGGTATACGATGCTAATCGACAAATCCCAGTAACAGAGGAAAGCGGCGCGGTATCTATTGAGGATATTAATCAGCCTAAATCATTGAAGACACCTCAAGGCATGAAATCAATCATCATGAACGACCTAAGCGATACCAGCTACGATTGCACTGTTGAAATGAGCGCGACCTACAGAACGCAGCAGGAAGAGGCAAACGAGGCCATACTAGCAGCGGCAAGCCTTGACCCAACCATACTGCAAACAAGCATGGATATATTCTTAGGCAACATTGACGCAGCAGGTATTGATCAGATTCAAGAGCGTGTGCGTGATGCCATGTTTAACAGTGGCCAGATACCACCTGAACAGATGACCGACGAAGAACGCCAGAAAATGCAGCAGCAACAGGCCCAAGCGCAACAGAATCAACAGCCTGACCCCATGGTCATTGCAGCAATGGCAGAGGATAAGAAAGCACAGGCCGAGGTTATCAATGCGCAGACTAATCAACAAGAGTCGCAAATTGATATGTTCAACGCAGAGACTAAGCGCATAGAGGCGATGACGAAAGCACAAGAGGCAGGCGTTAAGATTGAGGGCATGATGCTAGACAATCAGCTTAAGTTCTCAGAGAAGCAATTAGACGCAGCAGACAAGGCGGCAACTATTGAGGGCAAGCAAATAGACAATGCTTCAAAGGTCAGTCAAGAGATTAGAAACAGCATGCCTCAAGCGGTGATTGTGCAGAATGTATAGAATCAAAGACCTAAGCCTAATAGATACCACTTATTGGTATGTTAACCGGCAGACAGTGCAAACATGCCTTGCTATTAAAGAGGAAATAAAAGAGTTCGACAGGCGTGATGGTGATGGTGACTTTGCTGTGTCCAATGTCTGCGAGCCGGTATTGTCTGGCGTTTACTCGTTCAAGCTGTTTGAACCTGAATGGTGCAGGCGATTGGTTGAAGAGATTAAGGTTATGGATTCTGATGTGGGGTTAAAACCTAACCCTGATGAAGATGAATTGCGCCAAATACCTGAGTTTGTTATTCCTGAACACTCGCCGGACTTATTTCACCTTATGCGCTTAGTGCTAAGGGATGTCATAAGCCCTGTTAACTGGTCGCTATTTGGTCAAGAGGATTTATCCATCGCATCAGTGCAGATTGCACACTATAACCCCAAGGGTAAGAAGGCAGGCGCTTGGCATCATGACGCTAGTGCTGACTTCACTGTTGTAGTGCCATTGAACACAGGCGAATACGTGGGCGGTGGTACTGAGTTTTTTGGGCTTGGCACTGTTGAGCCACTTGATACCGGTTCAGCGCTCATATTCCCCGCTACTTCACACATGCACAGAGGATTAGCGGTTGAGAGTGGTGATAGGTATTTACTGGTATTTTGGCTGTATGTTCGTAGCAGAATACCCGACTTGATAAATAACATAGTTTAGTAGTCAAGCTAAATTTGATTAATTAACAGTAATTTAATAATATGTAATGTAAGGCTAACCCATTGCCTTGAAATGGGGTTAAATCCGCAAACGCGCAAAGAGTGAATGATATGACCGATGAAACGACAGTAGACACTGAGTTAGTTGATAGCCCTGCTATTGACGCGCCAGTCGATACGGAGGCCGCCCCATCAGCAGCTAGTGAAGAAACACACGAAGAAAAATCAAACGGCATTCAAGAACGCTTCAATAAAATGACCAAGGAGAAATGGGAACTTAAACGCGAAACCGAAGATTTAAACGTCAAGCTCAGCGCTGCTGAACAAAAGGCAAAAGAATTAGAGGAAAAGCTAAACGCTCCCAAAGTTGTAGAAGCTCCTAGTGATGATTTGATGTATGAAAACCTCGATGCTTACAAACAGCAGCAGGCAGAATATGCCCAGCAGCAGGTTAGACAAGCACTCAGGGAAGAAACAGAAGCCGAACAAGCCCGACAACGCCAGTTACAGGCAGAGCAACAGCAAATAGAGCAGGCACAGGCACGCGATAAGCGTTTTACTGAGTCAGCTCAAAAGGACGGCATAGACCCACAAGAGGCTTTTAAGGCTGCACAGACTATTGGCTCATTGCCGATAGCTCAAGACGTTATTGACGCGATTCTGTCGCATGATAATCAAGCAGCCATTATCAACCACTTGTCGAACAACATTGCAGAAGTTGAATCACTCAACAAAAGACAGTGGCAACATCTATAGCCTTGTTAACTCTGTGACTAAATTGGCTGAGCAGGCTTTAACCAAAAAANNGAGCAGCGCACCAGAACCCGTNCCCAATTTGGGCCAAAGTTCAGGAATCTCTGAGCCAGACGATTTTGGCGGCATGTTCAAAAACTCTCGCATAACTTAAATAGGATTAAACCCCATGGCTAATAGTTTAGATAGCAACACAGCAGAAAAGCTTTTAAAGCAATTTGCTAAAAACTTCGTCTCTGACGGTGTATTAACNCAGACTTGTGGCAAGCAAGTTGTAAACGATTTTGACGCCTCAACAGGCGACAAGGTATCAATGAAACGCCCAACGCGTTACGTTCCACAGCGTACAGCAGATGGCGACTTTACAGGCAAAGAATTCAACCCAATCAGCACTGGTAAGATTCAGGGCGAAGTTGGCGAATATATCACCATCTTTACTGAGATGAATGACCTTGAGATGGCTTTGCAGCTTGATCAATTAGGTGATGGCACTCCAAACATGAATACTTTGCTAGGCTCAGCCGCCGGTGACATGGCTACTGAGTACGAAACAGACTTAGGCGCTCGTATGATGCGTGCAGCTGCTTTGTCTACCGGTGAAGTGGGTAACGCTATCGGTAAATGGTCTGATGTTGCTAGCCCAGGTTCATTACTTGACGAGATTGGCGCTGTAAAGGGCAACCGTTACGCTGCAATCAACTCATACTCAGAGCAAAACCTTGCTGACTTCCAGACTACTTTGGGCGTTAACTCAGAGGTTCGCACAGCTTTAGACGATGCAACTATTCGTCGCAAGTTCGCAGGCTTTGACAATGTAATGACCACCAACAACTTGCCACAGAAAACCCACGGCACTGAGGCTGCTACATTGGCCGTTGCTGCGCCACCCACACAGACGTATAACTCTGCTAAAGACACCATGCAAATGACTTTGGCGCTTAAAGATGGTACAGCATCAGGTACAATTGCAGCCGGTCAACAGTTACGCATCAGTGAGCGCGATTTTATCAATCAACGCAATCGTAAGGTCGTTTTAGATGGCGCAGGTGCTAACGTTGAATACACTTGTACTGTGCTTGAAGATGCAACAGCCGACGGCTCAGGTAACTACACCTTATTAGTATCAGGTGCAGCAATCGTTGAAGCAGGTGTTAACGCAGCATTCAACACCATTGCAACAGCAATCACTACTGATGACGTTGTCGAGTTACTAGGTACGCCGGGCGCTACTTACCGTCCTAACCTTGCTTACTGTGGCCCTGACTTCTTTGGCTGTGGTTCGGTTCAGCTTAAGCCTTTAACTAACTGTATCTCTAGAGTTATCACTGATGATACTCTAGGCTTGAGCATTCGCTTAACCATGGACAGTGACATCATCGGCAACAAGAACTACGCGCGCTGGGATATTCTCCCAACTTTCGTATGTTACAACCCGTTCTTCGGTGTTCAGGTTGGCGGTGCATCATAAGCATTGACTGCTTGACTGAGGGGGCTACACAGCCCCTTTTTAATACCGGAGCTTTATAATGCAAATAACAATCAGACAAACAATTCAGGATGCGCTTTATATTTTAGGAGTAGATTCTGACAGCTTGCCACCATCAGAAACGGCATACCTTAGAGCATTGCGTAGCTTACAATCCTACTTATCGACGCTTAGCTCAGAGAACCTTGATATATTCCTTAATGCGCCTTACGGATCGCTTGACGATGTCTTGCCGGTTAGAGAAGAGGCATACATATTCATCTATTCAAATCTAGCCATCAAGATTGCGCCATTGTACGCGGTTGGCCCTGCTGACCCTGGCTACCAAACAGCACAACAAACAGCTCGTGATTCTGAAAGAGATATACGCGCTCTTTATAGCGAAATACCTAGCTCAGTTTTCCCTGGCAACCTACCAATGGGCGCAGGTAATATGTATGAGAATGACGGCTACAACACGACATTTTATCCAAACTTAGACCCTAAAATGTATCACGACGACGATGACTGCTGTGATACGGGTTCAGGCATTTTTAGCGGTGACAACTATGGGCAGTAATTGCATTGAAAACTTGAACTATGTTGAGAAGGACAAAGTTCAATCAACCACAGATTCGGTCATACTTTGGGAAGCAAGCTGTGGCTATTATGCAACGAAAGTGCAATCTTTAGTTGACCTAGCAAGCGGTTTAGATGATGCCGTACAGACGCAACCAGAAGCAGACCAAACAGTAACAGGCGACTTTAAGTTAATATTCGACGGCCTATCATTTGCGTCATCAATCGCGCCTAATGAGCTATCCATCAAGAGCAAGGCTAACGGTGGCCTAGATATAACAGCAGACACCAACGGGCTGACAACCGTTAAGGCTAAAGGCGTGCCGGTTCAGTCGTATGATGAGAACGGCGTTCAGATGCTTGAAAATCTCAAGATGCCATTAAGCTACGCATCAACAGACGACAATGACGTTACGGTCAAGTCAGAGCTAACAGCGGTTGCCGGTGATGTTGCGGAATTAGATGGCATTGCTGCCAAGACTGACCAAGAAAACACATTCCAAGAAAAGCAAACGCTAGAAAATGGCGCAGATGTTACAGGGTTAATCAATAACACTGACACAGGCGTTAAACATAATCTTGCCCAGTTTTTAGTTGATGGAAATACTGGAACTTTGACCGGAGCGCCTAATGGATGGACTGGAGTTAGAAACGATGTAGGAAGCTATACCATTTCGCATAATTTGGATGATAATCAGGTTTACCCAGTCGGAATTGCTAGAGTTGCATCTGCTGGATTTGTAGTTAATTATTTTCCAGTTGATGAAAACAGTTTTAACATGATAGTTAGGCGCGCGGACAATAACACATTAAATGACGTCCCGTTCACTACAATAGTTGCATTTTAAAGGCTAAACAATGAAAAGCTGCAATAACAATTCAAGCTGTAACAATGGCTATCAATACCCTAAGCAAACAACGGCAGAAGATACGGCGTTAATCACCTTTTGGAACGGTTGTCGCTATGTTGGTGTGAGTGCCAAAGACTTTATAACAGCGGCTAAGCTTGGCTTCTATGACAACCTAGACGGCCTGCAAGATGGCGATGTCTTGATGTTTCAAGATAATGAAGTCGTCGCATCAGGCTTACGCTATGACCCAGAGACAGACGCTTTAGTTTATACGGGCAAGCTTATTGCTGATGAAATAGAAGTCAGCACAGAGACAATCTTCATCTCTCAGCGCATAGCAATTGAGGCGTTTGGTAACTCTGTCGAGTTCAAAGATAACTTTAACGAAGAGCGCCGCCTTCCAATCTATACAAAGATTAGTGAGCAGGGTTCACTAGGTAACTTTGCTGCACAAGTTGGTGCTGAACAGCCGATAACTATTCAAGGCGATTCAAGCGAGAATTATACTAGTTTTAGTTATTCGCCACCTGTTACCGAAGGCCAAGTAAACGCCAGTAACTCAACACGCGGTCATTATCGCTTTAGCGTTGGTGGTATCAATGCTCGCATTAAGGTAACTGCAACCAATGCAGAGGGCCAAGAGTTCGTACAGTTTGGCACTGAAGCTTACCCCTACAAACAGTTTGTAACGGTCGCATACGATGGCACAGAGGCCACAGAGACTATCGTCGAATACCCTGGCGGCATATACAACACCGAGGGGCTAACTTATACAACAGTCATCGAAACGTATGACCCAGATACGCGCGAAATATCAACCGAGCCATTAAACATACTTGGCTCAACAGCTAGCGGCGTGTTTAGGGCTTATGTATTGGTAGACTTCCAGACAGTGACAGAAGTTGAGTTATCCGGCCAAGGTGATGTTATTGGTGCAGGGCCGGTCGTTATTGGTGATATTCCTGTATATTCCGAGGTATCAGGCAAGGCGATTGCTACATCAGGATTTAAACCTGCCGACTTTGTCAAAGTAACTGACCCATTAAACAAGCAAAGCACAATTATTATCGCTAATACGGTCGATATATATGAGCCTGATGACTTAATCAACCGTTACTTTTACGAAGGCTTAGCAAGCGCACTCGTTAAGCTCAAAAACCCGAACGACGAATACAGCGAGCAGGATAGATTTCAAGTCTACAACGATACAGAATTCACATTAATCATCGCTGAGAGTGATGATACCGAGCTGCAAGTTATTCAAAACGGCCAAGCATACGAGTTTTTCTACATTGACAATGAGTTCTTTACTGGTTGGCAGGTTGAAAAGCTTACTTTATCTGATCAAGCAGGCCCGTACACTGGCGCAGTGCCACCGCCAAGCACCGACAATTATTGGGCATTAAACACAAACGATAGGCGCAGCTATACTTATAATGACGATCTTTCTAAATGGGTGTCAAGATATGAAAGCGTTGTAATGCAGAAGCGAGGCCGGTTGAATCCTTCAAACTATATAAATATTGGGGAGGTTACGCCATCAGACGTTGACAAGGGTTTAGCTGGTGGTATTAATCAATTAGCCGATGGTTTAGATTATGGCACGGTAATTGTGGCTATTGCCTATGTTAACGGTCGTGATAACTTGCCTGTCAATGCAGAGTTTGAATTATGGGTATCTGATGGCACAGGCGATAAAGAATTAAAAGCAACGTTTAGCCTTGCTGACCCTACGGCCCCTAATGGGATGGCCTTCCCTGATGCGCAGTTTATAATGAATCATACCGATGTTTATGCGATAAAGTATCAAGGCAATTCGCAAGTTAATGACATTGTTTTAACCGTATATTACGAGGCAGTTTACGATGCTTAAAGTTAAGAACTTAACAGCACAGCCACAGATACTTAATAATGTTGTTGGCGGCTATATACCTGCAAGCACTATTGTTGATGTTGAAGATGAAGATAATGGCGGCCTTTCTTGGCTAGACTTACAGCGAGATTTAGATTTTTATCGATATATTGAGGATAAAGTTTTAACGCTAGTATCTGCTGATGGTAATGAATTTACAACTAATGAGGTTTTAAAGGCTATTAAAGATGGCCAAAATCCATATTACAAAGTAACTCAATTAGACGTCGAACAATTCGCAGAGGATATACGCGACCCAAAAGTTGAGAATATTGTCAGTGTTGTTCAATTAGATGACGCGCCCGATAGGGCTTACCCTAAATATTATCAAGATTACAATGGNTCTAGGTGGTCGCGTAGTTTTAGCAAGGATGATTTAGAATCATTATTTAGCAAGTCGATTAAGTTTGTTCCTAATCCTGAAATATGTGATTTACTTGGGCCTAATATCGTTTTGCCTGCTAATAATTCATCAGATAAAGTTTTTATTATGTTCGATGCTGTAGCATGTGATTATACTTCAGATGAGCTTACATCGAGTAAATCATTTAGATATGACATATCAGAATATACAGCCTTAGTGCCTTTTGTTTACAAGTTTAACGACGATGTTTATACGCCATCAGTGACGCCACCGGCAGACATTGCAATTGTCCAGGATTCATCAACAAATATACAGGGCGTTTCAGATGTTGCAGGCTTTGCACTACGCTACAAAGAAGATGCCAGTAAAACTTATCCGAACTATGGTGACTTGATCGGATTTAGGTATCTTAAGCCGGACGGTGGTACTAGCTTAGACCCTGCAGAAGCGCAACAATTATGGAATGTTTCAAAAAAAGTTGAGATTGATTACTTTATCGGCTCTGCTAGGCGTGGTTATGTAGACATTAAAGAAAGTGGCGAAAATGCTGTATTTGTCAGTGATGTAACAAGTCCATACTTTGTGCTTGAATGCAAGCTAAAATCAAACCTAAGTTATGATAAAAAGCTTTTTATGTGGTCGAATGCTTGTAACGGTGCTGATATTAGCTTCCCTATCATTCCGGTATCAACAGCAGGCTCATATAAATCTCTGCAAGATATATCTGAAGTAGATTCGCATTCAGCCTTACCCATTGATCAGAAGCGGTCGCGGTTTGTTTTTGAGCCTGGAATATTGGAATCTGGCAATCCTCCAGAGCTAAAGATTGTTCAGGATATAAACAGCCAACGCATAAGCACTAAGGATGACGGTTATATTTGGCAGTCAATCGCAGGTGGCAGCTATGAGCTTGTTGATAAAGGTCGCGGGCAATGGTTTGCAGTTGGCAAAACGCTTGCTGAGATTCAAGCTATGCCAGGTGTTTATGACGGTGCAACAGCAATTACAGACACTAAAACAATTATTCAATACACAAATGGAGTCTGGGCATGATGCAAGAAATCATAATTCACATTGATGCAGCTAGCGCAATTGCAGAGGCGGCCAAGACATCTGACACCTTTGGCGAATTTAAAACTAAGATTGAACAGACAACTATTACGGAGAGCATCTAATGACACAGACAATCACAGTGCCATACAACGCTGATAAGCTGGAAGTGTTGAACAACCAAGAAGGCACAAACCACTTCATCAAAGTGCAATCAAGCCAAACCGGCGGACTCAACAGCCCCACATTGATTATTGAGTCGCGTGCTAAAGGCGCGTCTACATATGAGGTGCTAAAAGAGATTAAAGTTGTAGGTCGCTACAATTTCAACGTCAACAGCAAATCAATTGAAGAGTTTAGATTTACAATTGCAGAGCCTCAAAAAGCAGAGTTTGACACGTTAACCATCACGCACGATGCAAGTGTAGGCTTAGCGGATAACTCAAACCTAAACACCGAACCGATTGATAGAATCTTGGGCGGTCGTGACTACTTAGGTGGAGAATACACAGACCTTGCAAGCCTTAACAGCAAGCATCCTGAGGCCGTTGAAGGAAATTGGGCGTGGGTTACAGATGACGGTAACGACCCTTCAGGCCCTGCAATTATGCGCCATGATGGTACTGGCTTTGTTCCATATGCAGCAGGCAGCGGCACTCCAAGCGGTGATACTAACTTTGTAGAAATCATCGATTCATACACCGGCAACACAATGCGTTTGTCGGTTCGTGATGGCGCTTTTATTCTTACCGATGAGACTGAGGAGATAGTTAACACTGTTGACCTTGGCGGCATCTCAATTGCTCAGACTAACGACATACTATTAAATGGCGAAGGCAAGTACACCACAACATCGGCGGCTTATGGCTACAATGATGCTGGTTTAGTTTCTCAAGAATACATTAACACGCCTGGGCAGTACTTTGTCATCAATGACTTTTATGGCGATGGCGAGTTTGGCCCAGGCGATAGACAGTGTTTCGGCTTAGTCAGAGAAACAATATTTGACAGCACAAACCTAAGCGGCGGCAATGCTCCCTTTGTTAACGGCGGCTCTGTCGGTGGCTGGTCATTTGCTCCTTTCTGGTATTACACAGGCGGCTACCCTTATGTGTGGACAGGCGGCGCAAATACAGCACAAACCCCAGGCGGCTCAAACCAAGCGGCAACAGGTATCTTTGGCGGTCAAACTTCACAGCGTAATTACATTGAACAATGCGTTAACTTGAACTTATCGCCTAAGCTTCGAGTCGGTATAGCCGATGCAAGCGCGGATAAGTCGGGTGCTATTTATACAAACAGGCTTGTTCTTCAGCTATACGTTCACCAAGAAATCATTGACGACCCGACAGCCTTTTCAAGTATGCCTTCAGCGGTGCAAACTAATGGCGCTGGTTGGTATGTAAGCTGGGCGACAAATGGCGACTTTGAAAATATGGGTTCATTCCCTAATGGAGAAGATAAAGGTTATCGCTTCAAATGGATAGGCATGTCAGCCAATACCACACTAAATCAGTTGCCATCTGTTACCGGTGTTTCAAACAATGACCAAATAGCAGCGGCTAAAGGCTTGTCGTATTATCTTGTATACAGCCCAACAGCGGCAGATATAGCGGCGGCTAATAGTGAGCTTGCAACCGGTGTATGCGCTTCAAACAATGTCACAAACCCGAACGAGACAGCGAAGATTTTGCAATACAACAACCCTTATGACTCTTTCCAAGCTGCTAGCGTTGTTTCACTGAGTTTTACAGAGGCTAGCCGGTTGACTAAGTCGCCACTGTTTAACAGCTACAACCTAAGCACAGTAAGCGAAATTGAAAGCAGCGTAAGGCAGGCAGAGGCCGTGCAGCTAATACGACAAGCGGCTTGCACCGACATTAAAGAAAAAGTGATTGGCTATTATCAAATTGTTGACCTTAATCAAATTGATGAGCAGGCAGTCGTTGCGTACTTTGCAACAGCCTTACAAGCGGCCACAGCAGGACAGCTAGAAACGTTGTATAAAATAGTTTACTTATTAGCGC